AAGCAAAGCGCGTTCGCTCTTTGGAACCTTCACCGTTGACAAGTCTGCGGCTAAATCTGCCACTTCATCAACGTCAAAGTTTGCGGCGGTAATGACTTCGGCGGTTGGTGAGTTGTAAGTTGCAGCAACAACCAAAGCCAATAGGTCGTCCATGACAACATTCAAAACCGACTCAAGCGCGGGCGCAATGAATACGCTTTGCAACCAGTCAACATTACCAGCCTTGGAAACTTCCAAGTCAGTGAAACCCATCACATGGCCCTTGAATTTATCAAGTGTAATAGTCTTCGCTGTGCTGGTCATGTCCGTTACGTCATAACCATCAGACAAGTCCTGAGTCGTCGTGCTTGACGGCACGCGAGTTGTTACAGACGTTCCCTTTTGGGCGATGTCTGTTGAGAAGTCGCGCACAAATGCGCGAAGCGGATGAAACTCATAGCTTAAATAATCCAATGTGTCATTGGCGATTTGAGCTAGATTAATTCCGTTCAGGGTATTAGCCATTTATTTACTTTCGTCGAGGTTTGATGTTTTCGAGATAAAATGCCCGTCGTTCCTTTTGGTCAGAAATGGCTTCATGCTCGGTCCAAAGGTCTTCCATTGATTTATCAACGGTGTTTACTTCGGTGTTTTGGTTGTCCTCGACTGATCGCTCAACGCCCACTTGCGACAAAACCTTGACGGCTTGTTGACTGGCGCTTTCCTGCTTTTCTTCGAGAGTCTGATTAGCTTCTGTTAGAAGCTGAATTTTTCCGTTTGCTTCATCCAGTGCGGTTTGATGCGCGGCTTTCTGGTCGGCCAATTCTGTTGCATGGCTTTCCTTCAGCGTCTCAATGGATGCCTCAATTGAAGCTTTGCTTTCGTTTGCGGAGCTTAAATCTTTTTCAAGAACCGCAATCTGTTGGTTTGCTTCAATCAGGTTTAAAGTTGTGCCTAGAATTTTCATACTTACCTTAATGGTCAAAAGTCCATTTAAGCTAATAAGCTCAACACGTCCGCTGTGGAATTAACCACGCCAGACGCCAAGCCCGCTTCCACTGCTTCGTATCCTTCAAAAACCTGACCTTCCATATTTTCAGTTGGTATTGAATGCTTTAATGACACTTCAGACTTGAACCTTGCATGCCATTTATCAACGTTGGTTTGCAGTCTTTCGCGGGCGTCTTCGGAAAGCGGTTTGAATGGTGCATAGTCAAGTTTGTGTTTCCCTGCGCTGATCGCGTTGACCTTGAGGCCCATCTTTTCCAGAAATCCGGTTTGATCCAACAGCGCGACGTAAACGCCAACGCTCCCAACCTCTGCGGTTTCTGAAACAAGAATATTATCGGCCTGTGACGCTATCCAATAGGCCGCGCTTGCGGCGGTTCCTTCGGTGTAAGAAGTTAAAGGCGTTTCAATTGCCCTGATCCGACCCGCCAGTTCGGGTAAGCCCGTTACGGTTCCACCTGGGCTATCAACGTGCATTAGAATATGTGTAACGTTTGGGTCAGCGTCAGCGTTGATTAAAGCGGTTTCAATATCATTGTAATCCGACATCCCAAACATCTTATCCCATTGCGTCAAATTCTTACCTAGTGGCCCATGAACAGGAACGACTGCCACTGAACCGCGCATGAGATACCCCGTTTCTGCGGGCTTATGGGCGCCCTCAACGTCAAAATCAATCGCGGTTAAATACAGTGTTTGCAGATAATCAGGGCTGATTGCCCAGAGGTCAGTTGTTATCTGATGAAGTAATTTGTGGTTCGTCATTGTTAAATACCGGGTTTGGTTGTCTCTGTGATAATAGGGCAATTGCTGTGTCCAATGTAATGTCATGGTCAATTGTCAGACGTTTTGCCCTTGTTAATAAATCGGACGCTTCACGCTCGACTTGGTTTCTTAACTCCTCCCAATCTTGACCGCGCTCCCCGGCGTCTTCAGCAAGCGTTCTCGTCCCTAGTTTAAGCGCGTCCGCGTTGGCTTTTGAGTCTCGTCCGTTATCAACGGTTATCTTTTTTGGTGGCTGCCAGCGGACGCGCCAGAATCCTTCGGCGTGTGCCAAGTCGCCGCGCTTAATTCCCGCGGCAATAACCCACGCATAAACTCGATTGGAAAACTTTTCGATAGTGTCTTGACGTTCCTCAAATCGCCGTTGGGCTTTTTCTAAGATGAACCGGGAAGCGGTGCCTTGCCTGGCTGGGTCAACAATAAACTCGTAAGGCAAACCCATCCCAAGGGAAACCTCCCGCGTCAGATGCTCAATGAAACCTTGAAAGGTTGCGTTTGGTCGGTTGCTTGCAAAGCTGGTAATGTCCTCCCCAATCTTGAGCCGTGGAATCATTCCGGCTTGCATTGTGTCCCATGGAACGTTCCCTGTGTCGGCGGCGGTGTAGCCTGTTTCAATTAAGCTCTGGCCGTCGTCGGCGGTGCCGCCCTGCGTCGTGATTGCAATTCCAATGGCGGACGACATTTTGACGCCAACCTTTTCATAATCCAGAATTTCCATCTGATCCCTGACATGATCAGTTGCATGGGCTAACGCGCTTACCCCGCGCAACTGTGCCACTCGGTCAGGATCGTAAATGAGCACAAAATCATTTGCTGAAACGGTCTTGAATCCCTCGCCATCACGCAAACTGTAAGCCGTTGGCCTTCCGGCCTTGGATGCCTTAACCCCATCGTGTGCGGTTAGCTCGCGGTCTTTACTTTCAACGCTGTGTGATTCAATGACTTGAAGCTGTGGAAATCCATTGTTTACCATTAACAACCCAAGATCACCGTCAACATCCATCCGGATCGAGGCCAGTTTTTGCATCTGGTAGAAATTAAAAACCCCTGACACGTCGGCTACCTTGCACCATTCGGCAAAGTATTGTTCATAATCACCAGCGGCGCCTTCAACCAATGATTGAGGCTTAATGCCACGCCCAACCGAATACCGCGCCATATCGTTGACTGCGCCCCGCACCATGCCAGAATTGACATACAACCAGCGGGCGTAACCCATCAAGCGGCGCCTGACTGATTTGTTCAGCGTGTGCTTTGAGTCAGAAACGGCGTAAGGAATTGAAGACCTGTAACGGTTCACTTCATTTCCACGATACCACCCTGGCGTGTAGCCGCGCTTTATTGGTTTGGTTGTGGTCGTGGTTAACTGTCGGCCATGCTGATCATATAAGTTACTCATCGTGCGAACCTTGCAAATGTCATGCGCGTGGTTGCGGTGCCTGTCACAAGTGCTTTTTCAATCAACACGTCTGTCAGTTGTGAAGACAATTCCACCGTGTTCATAACGGTTTGCTTGGTGCCACTTTGTGAGGAATTCGAGAAGGCGATTGTGACCGCGTTCTGCAACACGGCTTCAGCAACCCTGTCTTTTAGGGTCATAAGCCATGCGTCGGTCTGTAATCGAAGGAAAGGTTTTAAG